ATATGGAAGACATTTCCCTTGCAACCCTTATCCGTTTTATTGGCATCCATTCTGCTAAGTATTTTGCTAACCAGAAGGAAGTTGTTGAGAACAACAGCAACTTAGCCAATAAGCTCGTTATTTGCCCCAAATGCCGCCACCCGACTCCGGATGTTTGCACTTGTAAGAAGCCTGAGGATAAAACAAATGTTTATCCTATATTCGACTACTATTGTCCGACAAATGGCTACTGTGAACGGTGTGAGTGTTTTCACCAGGAAGATTCTGACGATGAAAGTCAGGAAGACCCTGGTGATGACGCAAGCATACCTTCTGATGCTGGATGTTATCCAGCAGCAGATAATAGATGCGTTCTAGATGGTTATTGTCGGCGTTGCAAATGTCACCACGAAGAGTCCAAACAGTACACCCCCGAGTATTTGAAGGAGGTGTATGGGGAGAAGTATACCAAACAATTTGGAAAGAAAATTGCCAAATACTTGAAGTATAGGCAAAAGAAATTCAAAGTTTGGTTTGCTCCCTTTCGTGAATATTGGCTGGAAGAGCTTGAGGATCTCACCTTAACTCAAACAGTCAAATATCTCGATTGGTTGGAGGAGTCCGAATGGGTGCGTTGGACCAATTGGGTTCCCGAGAGCTGGATGAAGCACGATTACATGAAGTATATCGTCAACTTCACCCATGAGAAGGAGATCAGGGCGAGAGTCCGTTCCTCCATATTCAATAATATCATGATGATTATTTTTGAATGTCTTCTCGGGACCATTTTTCCATTTTTCTTTCTCTTCACTCTTATCCACCTTGTGGGTATTGCCGGAGTGGTTCACTTCGAGAAGAAAAGATTATATGATGAATTGGTCGAACGCAATGATGCTATGCCCGAAGTATTTAAGGTATATCGGGATAAGCACGCTAAGTGGATCTGTGGGGCCTCTCTTGTGATTGGAGCTCTCTTCGGAATAGCTCTAATTTGGAAGAATTTTAAGGCAACTGCAGATGCACAAGGCAATTTGGCGCCCACATCTGAGAAAGATATTGTGGAGCGCGATGCCGAGGTGAATCCTTGGGCTGGCGTAAAAGTTAGCCCAATGCCATGCACTGAAGCAGCCAAAACCACGAAAGTTGATACTCTCCAGAAATTGGTTGAGGATAACTTGTGTCATATGGAATTGGAGATGACAACAGACGACAAGAAGCGCACGTTTGAGTGCAATGCTTTCTTTGTCAAGTCCAATGTAGCTCTAGTCCCACATCACATGTGGTTGGCTGATGATGTGAAAGCCAAATTCACTAGGCATGATCCCG